TCAAGGCAACGGATATCGCGCCTTGATCTCGTCGATCTTTGCCACCCAGGCTCGGTAGTCCGGCTCGCTGCCGGCCTTGAGGGCATCGTATTCCGCCTCCAAACGTAGCGGATCGCTTTCCAGGCGATAGGCGTCCTGGCGTTTTTTATTAGCTTCGGCGAAAAGGTCGTCAGGGTGGAAGGACAGGCGCGATACATCGATATCGGCCAAGATCGCTACTTCGGCAAGGGTTGATAACGAGTTTTCGGCAAATAGTTCGCCATCGAGAAGGATTCGTTTCATCATGCTGCGCTGGCTCCATTGATCGTGGCGATAGGAGCTGTATGGATGCCGACATCCGCTAGCCCGCCGAACCAGGCCGGACAAGCCATAGCCACTGCGGATCCCGGTACGGTGTGGAAATAGGGGAACGCGTTATCGTAGCCACCCCAGGCCCGTGTCGCCACCCGGACGTGAACCCAGCCTTCGGCTGGTGTCAAGACATGACCCGGGGACTTTGCGGCGCCATTGATCCAAACAGCCACCGTGGTCTGTGCCGGCGTCGCGATATGCATGGAGCCACTTTCAACCCGAACCCACATGACCACCGTAGCCCATTGATTGCTGCAGAATAGTGCTCTGCTGTTGTTGGTCATCGCCAGGAAGCGACTTCCGCCATCCAGCCCAACGGACTCATTCGCCCGTCCAATTCCCGCCGTCATCACAGCGACATGGAACTCGACACCATAGCGCGCCCCTCCTGCACTGCGCCCCATCGTCTGCAGCAAACTCTGGATCCGAGCATTCAGTTCAGCACCACCACCTCCATTGCTGCTGTTGTCATGGGTGAACTTTCCTCCATCCATGAAAGATGCTCCGTTCCACCCCGAACTGAATGTGCTATTCGCCCACGGCTGCGCGAGAGTAATCGCCAGTGGATTGACCGTCCCGGCATAGCGTCCAGAATCGGGCATCAGGTTAACCAACGGCATATTCGCCGCGTCATTACTGGTCAAGATGTCCACAGGCGCTTGCCAGGCTCCCGCATTCTTTACACGCATACGCATCTGCGGGGGGGTCTGCGCCGCCATGACCAACTGCACGCCATATCCACCCTGTTGCTCGGCATGGAGCATCTGTCCGATATAGGAGCCGAGCATGGTCCCTGCGGTAGTCGATGCTACACGGTAAATACCGTTGGGAATGACCACATTGGCATCGCTCAAGGTATTGGAGCTTCCCGCCGTCAGGCCGATTCCATAGTCACCCACGGCAGGCACCCCCAAAGCGGATCTGGCTGCAACTGGCGTGGCGCTGACGGCCAGGGCCTTGCCCGTTACGCCGAAGCCCATGTCATCCAGGGCGGCGGGGCCGGTCGCCGCAGTAGCCCACGGTTTGACCGCTGCCAGGGTGCTTCCCCACAGATTGTTGAGATCGCGAAGCTGATCCGCCAGCGCTTTCGAATATCCCTGCACCGGGGTGATCGAATATGCCTGGCCGTTGGCGGTAGCTCCTTGATATGCGGGCTTGATGGTCAGCACGGTGGCGCTGCTGACGTTGCCGATCTCGTACCAGCGGCCATCCGGCCCTCTGAAGGCATCGCCGGCGCGCGCATTGGCGCTGAAGGCGGTGCCGCTGCCGGTCACCGTGTCCGAATTGAGGACGACGGAAACCGTGCCTGTGGAATACCAAGGCATGACGTTCTCCAGATAATAAAAACTGCGATTGGCAGGATTGAGCAGGTGCTTTCCAGACCTCGTGATCGAGCCCCTGCGAATGGGAAGCTTGAATATCCAAGCAACGAATAAGTAATTATATAGCTTTACGTCCCCGAGGCAACATAACACCCATGCACATTAATGAAACCAGCATATTTACGAAAGTCACTTGACGGCACTACAAAAACCTGCCTTCAGTGGCAGCAAAAAAATTAATAAGCAACCAACAAAAAGAATTAACATCAGTCATCCCACTTGGCATTATAATACACCAAAAACTCAAACATGAGAAAACCCATTTCATGCAAAATTTAAAAACACCAAAAATACATTCAACACCCCTAGCTCGCAAGCAATCCTAAAATTTAATTTTATATCAAGAAAGAGGCAACAATTTAATAACCGCATGCACCAAACTTTCTACTTAATCATCAGCAGTGGAGATGGATAAACTCCTTTATTCTGATAACTTCTCCACTGCACCACATACAAATATTGGCGATTACCCCAGAGGTCACCTATCATTGTGTTTCTACCATCCCAGTCCTCCATCAGACCAGTGATACAGAAATAGGTATCCGCAGGCATACCTGGAACCGACTGCCAAGAGTTCACCCCTGAACCACCGCCCCCAGGAGGGTTAGGGTTCCAAGCATAGTAGGTCCAGTACTGGGACCCTCCGGTGAATATCGCAGGCTTATAGCCAGAGTCAAATACAATCTGTCCAGCGGAGTCCATAACATGCATCCCCCAGCCAGTAGACTTTGGCATAAAGGGAACAACTACCTTGTATCTCCCTCCTACTACGCCTGGGGCTGCACCTGGAACAGTAGTGGTATGCCACTCACACCCCTGCCAATTACCAGCAGATCCAAAATACTTCAGTAACATGCACAACTGACCGCCACCGGCATTTGGTTTCACAAAAACCAGCGGGGTCTGAAGGGTATGCCTGTAACTTTCATCGAACACAATACTATTTGGGTATTTAACAGTTTGCGTATACACCCCCTCCTGCACCACATAATAGATTGGATTATTGTCATCTACATTTATCTGATCCCGATCATTGACTAGACGAACACCATAAGTCATCTTGTACTCACCACATTGATCCAATGACGTGCGGGACCACCCTGAGAACCACCACTACGCCAGATAATATACTTCCAACCAGGCAGCCATGTATATTCTGGAGCGAGCCACCCCCAGCCATCATCTCTGTAACCAGTGAAGAAGAATAAGTCCCCCAAGGAATCATCATAGGTAGAAGGTAGATCATATCTACCGTTCTCTATTGGAAAAACCTGCGCCCGAAACACAGAACGAAAACTACGACTGGAAGAGTCGATCATCAGATTCCCCTGGGCGTCGTAAAACCGAAATCCGTGACTCATGCACTCAAGTCTCCAATATGTACCCTAAGCCGCCCTTTATCATCGAAAACCTTTATAGCATTATTTGTTATTGTCACCCGCCCCTGCCCCTCGACAACTCCATTTATTTCAAACCTCCCATTCTTATCGAGCCTCCATCCAGTTCGGTCTGGCTTATAATTATTAGACGCAATCTCGTCGCCAATTTTCGCGTTATCGATCGTTCCATCTTGAATCAGGGCGCTCTTGATAAACATCTGTCCATTAACAATGGAAACCGGCGCTACCGCCGTCCCGCTGGAGCTGTCGAACCAGATAAACCGATCCGCCTGAAACGCCATGGTCGACACACTTGTCCCACTGTCGAACCCCAGTTGCCATCCCGCCGCATACTTCTGCCCATTGGCATGCGCTTGGAGCTTCACGCTGTACATCGCCTTGACGTTGCCATCCAGCGAGGTGACCGCCTGGGAGGTGGTCTGGATCGCTGCGCTATTGGTGTCGGTGCTCGCCTGCACGGTGTCGATCCGCTGTGCGAGGACGCTGTCGGCGTTGGCGCGGGCGGTCTGTTCGCTCTGTAGGCTGGCGGCGGTGCCACCGATCGAGGCCGAGAGCTGGTCCAGACGTTGCGCGGTGGCCTGGCGATCGCTGGTCGCGACCCGTTCCACCGTGGCGATACGCCCTTCGGCATCGGCGGTGCGCGCCTCCAGTAGCGTCGTGCGAGTGGCCTGGGCCTCGTTTTCGGTGGCCCGTACGGTTTCCTCCTGGGCTGCCCGGGCAACGGCCTTCCAGCCGCGCAGGGCATCGGCCATGGCGCCATTGCCGTCATCCGCGTCGTCACGGGTCGCCGCCTGCAGTACGCCAAGGCGCGATGCCTGGGCGGTAAGGCTGCCGTCGAGTTCGCTGATTTCAGCGGTATGGCTCGCCACCTGCTGCGCCAGCCCGTTGGCGGTTTCCAGCGACTGGCCGATATCGGACCAGTAGGCCGCGTTCGGCGGCGCCGTCTTCGCCGGCACAGCCTTCAGTGCCTGGTACAACCGCTGCCCCTGTCGCACCATGTCGTTCTTCGCGTAGACCTTGGCCGGGTCGTACAGCAGAATGTCGGCGAGGTCGCCGACCTGCTTCTGCAAGCCCCCGATATCCACCTGCATCCGCTCGATATCGGAGAAAAATTGCTGGCCCAGCGCCGACTCGACGTACTCCTGGGTGATCAACTGGTTGTATTCGCTGGCGTCGCTGGAGCTGGTGCCGGTGACCCAGTTCGACCAGGCGCCGACGTTGCCGCTACGGTCGATCAAGCGACCGCGGAACGCCAGCCGTTCGCCGGCCGGTATCGGCGATACCAGGTGGGTATTGCCTGGGTAGGCGAACAGGCCCAGCGCCCGTGCGGTCTCCTCGCTGCCGCCGGGCGTGGCGGACTGCTGGATCTCGGTGTAGGCGGTGTCCGCCGCGCCGCTGGCCGGGAACCCCCACTCCAGGCCGATGCGCCAGGGGCCGGCCACGCAGCGCAGGTAGGCCAGCGCCGGCGGCGGCGTGGTCTTGCCCTCGAGAGCGGTTTCCTCACTGCTGGCGTAGACCGAACCGACCTCCATCACGTTCAAGGCGCGTACCCGCACCAGGTAGCGACCGGCATAGATGCCCGGCACGTCGAAACCGAGCGCCGAGGTTCGCGGCACCCGCACCCAGTTGCCCGAGTCCTTGCGCCATTCGGCCTCGTAGGCCACCGCGTTCGGCGCGGCATCCCAGGAGGCCGACAGGCTGGTCACCGCCAACCCCTGGTCGACCTTGGTGAAAGCCTTGATCCGCACGTTCTGCGGCGGCGCCTGCACGCCCGGCGGAATGCTGGTGACCGGCGGCAGCTCGATGCGCGCACCGTTGTCGATGGCGTCGAACTTGCTCGCGTTGTGTTGCAGCGCGGTGATCTCGAAAAGGTTGTCCTCCGGCCGGGTGATGCTCATGATGCGGAAGCGCTGGGTGGTCAGGCTGTTGCTCTGCAGCGCCCACTGCCCCTGGGGCCGAGGCGTCTCCGAATAGGAGGCGGTCACGCTCAGCACGCGGCCGACCACCGACTGGACGCTGCGCGCCTCGGCCTTGCCGTTCGGCAGGTTGACCAGCAGGCGATCGCCGGGTCGGGCCTCGACGTCGCGGTCGAGGGTCAGCGCGCGGCCATCCACCGCGCTCAGGCGTCCGCCGATCTGCTTGCCGGACTTGACCGGGTCGGCTACGGCGATGATCTTCCCCGGCGCCAGCCCACGGCCATCCATGCCGGTGCGGAAGGTCACCGCGTCCTGCTCCAGCTCCTCGGTCAGCAGCGCCCACTGGCCACGCCGCTGCGCCTCGCCCTCGGAGGTGCAACCGATCGCGGTGATCTCCAACTGGCTGATGCCGTAGCGGCGCTGCGCGCGGTCATTGTTCACCGCTACCGGTTGGCTCTGGTAACCGTTGCCCGGATTGTCGTAGTTGACCAGGGCCAGGGTGTGGCGATCGCGCTGGCGGCTGCTGCTGTAGTTGAAGTGGCTGCCGTCGTCGCCACGCACGGTGTTCGACGGTGAGAAGGTGTAGGCCTCGTCCTCCGGCATGTCGGATACCGCCACCATTTCCGCGCCGGACCAGTAGGACATGCCGCGGAAGATCGCTGCCAGGTCGCGCAGCACGGTCCAGGCTTCGGCGCGACTCTGCAGGTACAGGTTGCAGCTGAAGCGCGGCTCCTGGCCGCCCTTGCCGTCGGGCACCGACTGGTCGCAGTACTGGGCGATGCGGTACAGCGACCACTTGTCGACCATGCTCGCGTCGATCCGCCGACCGAGGCCGAAGCGCTTGTGCAACACGATGTCGTACCAGTGCCAGGCCGGGTTGCTGGTCCAGGCCGACTTGAACGAGCCGTCCCAGGTGCCGCTGTAGCTACGGGTCTGCGGATCGTAGTTGCTCGGCACCCGCACCCGCCGGCCGCGCGCTTCCACCGATATCTGCGGAATGCTCTGGAACTGGCTGGCATCGAACTCGACGAACAGCAGCGCGGTGTTCGGGTAGCGCAGCTTGGCGTCGATCACCTCGGTGATCGCCTCGACCCGCATGGTGTCGGCGATGCGGTTGTTGTTCTGGTTCGGCGTCAGGCGGCGCACGCGCACCTGCCAGCCGCTCCGCGCCTCCGGCAGGTCGACACGGTGGGAGCGCTCGTAGCGGCTGGTGGACTTGTCGTCCAGCGAAGCCTTCAGCGCTTCCTGCCAGGCACCGCCGTCGACGGCGATGTCGATCGCGTAGTCGATGCGGTAGCCGACCACGTCACCGTTTTCCTGCTGGCGCTGGATGGCCGGCCAGGACAGGCGCAGGCGCACCGCCGAGAGCTGGGTGTTGTTCACCGCGCGGACCCAGGGCGCGTCACTCTTGAGTTCGACGCCGACCGCCAGTTCGTTTTCCACGGCGGGCACACCGGCAATGTGTTCCTGGTCCACCGAGCCCGGACGGAACTCCCAGGTCACTCCGGGGAAGTTCACCGAGCCGTCCGCCGCCAGCAGCGGCGTATCGTCCAGGTAGATCGAACGGCCGTCGACGCCACCGTCGAACTCGCCTTCGCCCAGTGCCAGGAGAATCTTCGCCCGCGCGATCGAGCGCACCGAGTCCGGCATCTCCACCGGCTGGCGCGGCTTCTTGCTGCCACCCTTGTGGCCCGTGATGGTCTTGTTCATGACGTTCCTTCAGGCAAAAAAACGCCCGCGCATGGCGGGCCTGTTACGGCGTTGCCGGCTACAGCCGGTCCTCGGCATAGATGCCGGCGCTGATCACCGCGCCGCCGATGCGGCGCTTGCCATAGAGCACGCCGACCGGATGGCCCTGGGCGATGGTGTTGACCGGGCCGCCGAAGGCATAGCTGGGGGCGTTCTCGGGGGCCTCTCGGCCCTTCAGGCCCTTGGGTTGGGGGCTGAGCATCTGCATGACGCCGCCCGCCAACATGCTGACTCCAACGGTTACTAGGAACGAACTGGTTCCACCGGAGAAGAACGTCGTGAATCCACCCACGACAATCAAGGCAGCCCCCAGAATCGTCTGGAAAAGCCCCGCCTGCTTGCTCCCGATCACCAACGGCACGATGCGGATATCCTCGCGTCCGCGCATGTCCAGTTGCTCGCCGGACAGGTTGGTACGCCCGCGGAACACGGCGAAGGTCAGCCCTTTCGACTCCGCCTCGCGCATGAACGTCTCGAATCCCTCCATGGTGTGCTTCAGGGCACTCATCGCCTCGCGTACCGTGCCGCTTTCCAACAACCGGCCGTGCATGCGGCCGAAGCGCTTGCCCAGAACCCCGTATAGACGGATGGTGGTGAGGCCCTGACTCAGGGTGTCACTCATGGACCTGTTCCTCTCGTGAAGAGCCGATTCCGACGGCTCGCTTGAATATGTCGTTCACTGCGGCATCTGCGTGTGCCGCAAGACCAGGCGCGTGCGTTCGATCCAGGGTCCGCCGAACACGTCGCGGGTCGACAGCCGTCCGTACAGGTGGTGCAGCAGGAACGGTCCGTCGCCGCCGAGCGCCTGGACCGGCTCGCTGTCCAGACGCCAGTCATTGCCCAGGTAGATGCCCGCGTGGTTAGGGTGCAGCGCCCTCCCGACCTGCATCACCAGCATGTCGCCGCGGCGGATTCCGGCCAGCGGCACCGGCCGGAATCCGGCCGCCGCATAGTGCTGCTCGTAGAGGCTCTCGCCGGTTTCCCACCAACCGTCGCGGCGCGGATAGTCCGGAAGCTCCAAACCTGCCTCGCGGCGGTACCAGTCGCGACAGAGGCTCCAGCAGTCGAGCACGCCGTGGGCGAACTCGCGGCCGAGCAGCGGCGCCCGATAGCCCTCCGGCGCTAGATGCGCGACATCGCCTTCAGGCCAGGACAGGATCACCCAGGGCAGACCATGCAGTTCGCAACTGACCCGATCGGCCATGCTCGGCGTGGCCGGAACGTCCGGGTGGCTGTGGACGATGGCCAGGACCTCGCCCTGGTCCTCGGCAGCGCACCAGTCCTGGTGATCGATCACGAAGTGCTCGCTGGGCGATCCGGCTGCGTTGCGACAGGCCACGTAGCGGCGTTGACGCACACCGCGAACGATCAGCCCGCAGCATTCGCGCGGATGCTCGCGGGCGGCGTGTGCGGCGATGGCCCGCTGCAGGCTGCGGCTCAGTTCCATGCTCACATCCTGACCAGGCCGGCGCCGGCGAAGCCGCCGTGGGACAGCGGGTTGTCCGCGCCGAAGCGCAGCTTGCAATCGCTGACCCGGCCGCCGCAGCGGTCCAGCGCCGGATCGTCCACCGGATTGCCGTCGGCATCGAACATCGCCGTGCCGGTGTAGTTGCAGTCCTGCCCGCGGTACTCGTTGGTGATGCACCAGTGGCACAGCGAGGTGATCTGGCGCGCCGGGATCTGCTGGCCCTGGAAGTCCGGCGGAGCGGACAGCTCCCAGGTCACCTGGACGCTGTTCTCGGCGGTCTTCTGCTCGAGGAACCAGATGTTCAGGCGCTCCTGGGAGGGGTCGGCCTGCGGGTTGCCTTCGGCGAAGTTGGCCGCATCCAGGTAGTGCGCATAGGTCTCGCGCACGGTCAGGCGCGCGCCTACCAGGCCATCGAAGAACAGGCAGAGCGCGCTGATGCTGCCGTCAATGTTGCCCACGCTAAGGGTCGGCGAACTGGCCCGGCCGTCGCCGCGCTGCTCGAAGCCGCGCGCCTCCAGCGGCCAAGCTTGGTAGACGTTGCCCTGCCAGTGGATCGGCCCCTGCTGCAGGTGGCCGTGGAAGCGCAGCATCTCGCCGCCGAACCCGGTGCAATCCAGGTCGAACAGGCGCACCAGCGCCCCAGGCTCGAGGGCCTGGTCATCGGCTGTGATGGTCATGCTTACCTCACGGATTGAAGACTTGCTGGAAGGTGGTGTTCAGGGTGAACACGCCGTTGCCGCGCGGTCGCAATTGCCAGCCCTGGGCGCGCACCCGTACCGGTTCGCCAGTGGGCAAGGTCCAGAGGAACGAGCGGTAGCCGCCGTGGCGCTTGAGGAAATCGCGGATCGGGCCGATCAGCGCGAGATCGCCGGTACGCGAAACCTGCCAGGTCTCGCTGAGGTTGTTCAGCCCGTCGCCGAGCGCCTGGCTGTAGCCGCCGCCGTACTGCACCTGGCGCACCAGTTGGTTCGCCTGGCCGGCGGAATCGATCGAGATGTCCCAGGTAAAGCGTTCCAGATCAGCCATTCACCATCCTCCATACCAGGCCGCCGGGGCGCAGCTCCTGCGCCACCACGTTGCGCGCGGCATCGTTGATCATTCCCGCCAGCTGCTGTCCCGTACCGTCGTCGCCGCTGGCCGTCGCCGCGCCCTCGCGGCCGCCGCCCAGGCTGACGCTGGTGGAGAAATTGAAGACGTTGCCACCCTCGCCGCCGCCGAGCGCGCGCACGCCGAGCACGCCATCGGAACCGCGACTCAGCGGCATGATGGCTTCCGGCCCACGCTCGCCGATCAGCGCCGGACGACCGCCGGCCATGCTGAACAGCGCCGGCGCGCTCTGGATGCCATCGTTGAAGGCGCCGCCCCTGGCGAACCCAGGCATGCCTCCGGCGCGTTGCTTGCTGACCCAATTGGCCATGTCCGAGCCGGTGTAGTCGGAAATCCGCGAGCCCGCCGTTGCGCCGCTACCGAAGAACCCGCTGACCGCACCGACGATGCCGCCGATGATCTGCAGCGTCGCCTGCCGCGCGGCGATCCGCGCCATATCCTGGATCACCGAGTCGGCGAAATCCTTGAACGACAGCTTGCCCGTGGTGGCAAAGGTGAACAGGGCGTTCTCCATATTGGTGAAGGCGTTGGTAAACAGCATGTCCATCATTCCCGAGACGTCCTGCGCCTGGTCGCGCAAGCTCGCCCAGGAGGCGTCCATCTGTTCGACCCAACTGCCCACCGGCTTGCCAGCGCTCGCCGAAGCCCCTCCAGCCGATACCTTGGAACCGTCCCCGGTCTGCCCGGAAGCAGTGGCCACCATCGCGCCGACATCCATCGCCGCTGCCGGCATTGGCGCGGCACCCTGGGCCGCGGGAGCGCCCGCAGCCGCTTGTCCCGCATCTGCTCGGGCCTTTTCCAGTAGCGAGGTATAGGGCTTCTGGCTGGCCAGTTGCGCCTCGGTGATGCCGGCCTTGCCATTCATCCAGCCGAACAATCCGTCCAGCGCGAGCATTGAAAGCTGCCGCGCGGCGATCCGAGCGACATCGTCGATCACCGTCTTGGCGAAGTTGCTCAAGGACAGCTTTCCGCTAGTGGCGAAATTGAACAGCGACTTCTCGAGCTTCTCCGACGCATTCCTGAACAGCTCGTCGGTCATCCCGGAGATATCCTGCAGCGGCGCGCGGTAGGCGCCCCAGACACTGTTCATCTGCAACAGCCACTGCTTGAAGACCTGCGACTGGAGCGACGGCTGTTCCTTCTCGTCGTCGCCAGCCTTCGCCTGTCCCTTGCCCGCCTTGTCGTCGACCTTGGGCTTCTCGGTACCGACGCTGGCGACCCAGCCAAACAGCCCGTCCAGCAGCATCAGGGTCATCTGCCGCGAGGCGAGGCGCGCGGCATCGGCGTAGGCGGCCTTGCCCACGTTGGCAAGCGACAGCTTGCCGGTCTCGCTGAGATTGAGCAGCGCCTTGTCGAGCTTGTCGGAAGAGTTCTTCAGTAGTGCTTCGTTGAGCTTGGACAGATCCTGGAGTGGTTCGCGATAGCTCTTCCAGGCTTCGCCCAGCTCCTTCTGCCGGGTCTTCCACTCGGCCAGTACCTTGTCCTGGGCGCTCTGCACAGGCTTCTTGGCCTGACCCGCCTGGCGACTGGTCCTGCCCAGCATGTCCAGCGCCTGGTCCAGCACGCTACTGGCAATCAGTGCCGAACTGTCCAGGCTTTTGCCGATAGCCTTGCCAGCTTTTTCCGCGCGCGCCTCCATGGCACGCATTTTCTGATCGTTGATCCTGCCAACCTTGTCCATCCCGGCCCTGTACCCTTCGCTGCGAAGGACCAGGTCGAGCGTCAGGCTGCCGTCGGTATTCGTGGCCATGATTCATGTCTTCCAGAAAAAGACCCCGCCGCAGCGGGGTGGCCTGTCATGCCCATTGATCCATCGCCTGATGCAGCGAAAGGGGCTGGAGAGCCATATGCGGACGGAACGCGTCGGGATCGGCGTCCGCCCCCAGCGCATGCCCGAGCAACGCAGCGATCCGAGCCAGCGCAAGCTCCAGCCGGTGTCCCGGATGGAGCGAGCCGCGCTTGTTCAGGTAGGCGACCCAGGCGCGGTACTCGGCGTAGCTGAGCCGCTCCTTGGCCTCGGCAATGGTCGACCCGCCGACGCCGTTCAGCACCAGTTCGTGCCAAACCTCGTCGGCGGGGGTCAGTTTTTTTCCGCGTCCTCGACCCGGTTGACCTCGCCGACCGCCTGCAGCAGCAGGAAGCCCAGCGCCGGGTCGAGGTCGTAGGCCTGTTCGTAGGTCAGGCTTTCCTCTCCCGTCTCGCCCAGGCGAATGCATTCGGCGAGGTAGCGCGCGTTGCGGCTCTGCAGGTCGCCTTCGGCGGAGAACAGGCGCTCCACCGCGCCAAAACTGTTGCGTCGGACGAACACCTGGAAGGTGTCGCTGACCGCCTTCTTCCTGCCGGCGGGAACGCGGGTCCAGCTAATCTCCTTGCGCACCAGCGCCGACTCGATGAAACCGCCCGCCGCACGAAGTTCGTTGAGATTCATCTACGCGCTCCTCAAGCCGACTTCGGCGTCCACTTGCCGGCGCCGGAACGCTGGATGGTGGCCTGGGTAGCGACCAGCGTGTTGCTGGCGAAATCGAAGGGGAAGTCGCTGACGTAGCCTTCGAAGGTGAACCAGGTGCGCGCCGGCGGCAGCACGAAATCGTCGCCTTCGGTGCTGACGGTCGGCTTTACGTCGATTCCGTCGGACCAGCCGATGGCCCACTTGACGCTCGTCTCGCCATCTTTCTCGGACAGTTGGAACAACCGAACGTGACTGGCCAGGCGTGGATCGGCGTTGATGCCGAGGGTCGCCTGGCCAGGGGTGCACAGGCCTTTCTTGTACTTGCGCGAAGTGTCGCTCAGGCACGGGTCTTCGATCTGGTCGGCCGGATTGCCGCCCGGGTTGAACGAGGTCACGCCTTCGATCTCCAGGACGGTAGCGGCACCGGTACCGGATACCGGCGGAACCAGGGCGTAGATCTGGGTACCTTGAGTCAGGATGGACATGGAAAACTCTCCTTTATGCACATGAAAAGACCCGCACCAGGCGGGTCGTCTGGCCCCGTCCCCAGGACAGTCGGCCGTGGCGCGGTACGCGGTCGGCGAGGAGCCTCCACGTCCCGAGCCGTTGTCGGATGCAAACGAAAAAGCCCGGCACACGGGCCGGGCTCTGAGGTTGCAGGTGACATCCCTTGGGGGGACACACCTGTACAAGCATGACTACGTTGTACCGGCCGATTCCCGGCTCGACAACGCTGCGGAATCAATACACGGCAATATGCGCCGGACACACGTCCATCGACGTCCATATGCGCCCAGTGTCTCAGCGGCAGGCACGCAATGCCGCCTGCAATTCGAGTTCATAGCCCTGCCGCTGGCGGCGCTCGGCGAGCAATGCGCGAACCTTGGCCTGCAGCGAATCGCCGGCCTTCAGCGTGGCGCCGGCCCAGCTCGGCGGGCGCACGTCAGGTACACGGCAGGGCACTGCGAGGGGAACCTCGACGCGCACGGGGCGAGGTGTCGTCGGCGAGGCTGCGCAGCCCGCGAAAAGCAGACAAAGCCCCAGCAGGAGACGAGTCATAGTCCCAGCTCCCGGTCGATCGCCGCACCTGCCGCCTGGCAGTCCACACCAATGTCGGGTTCCTGGAGCAGACGCACGGCCGCGGCATACTGCTCCGCGGCCTGCGCCCTGGCCTCGCCGAGTGCCTGCTCGACGTCCTTCGCGCGCGTCTCGGCGCTCGCCCGCACCGCCGCCAGCGCGCGCTGCTGCTCATCGAGCAAAGCCTCGAGCTGGCCGCTGGCGACGCGGCTGGCAGTGAGTTGGCCCAGGGCCTCCTCCAGTTGCGGACGATAGTGGCGGGCAACCAGGCCGCCGCCGAGCAAGGCGCCGGCCAGCAGGACCAGCAACACGGCCGGCAGGAGCAGAGCGAGCCGGCTCATGACAGCACCACCCTGGCCCGCTGCCACAACGCCAGGCGCTCCGCCTGGCCATTCAGGCCGCCGTTGATGCGGCGGGTGATGGCAGCGAACTCGCCGCGGTCGGCCAGCTCGTTGAGCCCGTGACCGGCCCACCACCAGGCGGCGCTGCGGGCCGCCGGCACGGGCTGCTCCAGGCGCCAGGGCTCGGCTTCCAGCGGCTCGCCGAGGGCCTCGCCGACCAACCGGTAGTTGGCACGCCCGGTGATTTGTAGCAAGCCACGCCCGCGGAAGCGCCAGCCATCGCCGGACGCTTCGTCGCCATTGCCGTTGCGCGTGGCGTAGGTGTTGTCGGCAATCGCCTGCGGATTGCGCGCCAGCCGCAAGGCCAACGCGTTGGGCTGCCCGTCGGGGCCGAGATAGCGGCTCGGCCAGGTCGCCGCCAAGCCTTGGGCACTGTAGTTGAGGTTCTCCACCAGCCGGGTCAACTGGCTGCTTTCGTGGCCGACCTGGGCGAGAAACGCGGCACGCCGCGCCGGTGTGTCGATCTCCCTCTCGTCCATGGCCCGTTGCAACGCCGCAACGAAAACGCCCGCGACGAGGCGGGCGTTGGGAAAAATGCGCAGCAATTGCTGCTCGGTCAGTTTCATCGATCCTCCTGGCACTTATGTCCGCTCATGCGGCTCCTCCTCGGGCAGCTCGCAAACCCCCAGGCGCCGGGCGGCCCAGCGTTCGTAGAGACCGACGGCGATCTCCGCGCCGGCCGCGGCGGTCAGGCTGCCCAGCGCCGCGGCGAACAGCAGCGCGGCGCCGCAAGCCAACGCCAGCAGCATCACCGCCACGCCGCAGACGATCGACGCGCCGGAGCGCAGCGCCAGGCGCCGCAACAAGGCCCAGCCGCCGAGACCGGCCTTGTCGGCACGCCACATCTCGCCGCTGACGCCGCCCAGCGCGGCGAGCAGGATCAGTACCCAGAGCGGCATTTCCGTCAGTGTCTGCGGTTCGTTGCCCATGGGTCCCTCCTTGGCAGGCAGCGCCGGGCACGTCCGCACGAACGTTTTCCCGGCCAATAAAAAACCCGGCGCCAGGGCCGGGTTCCGGTGCTTCACGAGTGCCTCCCTGGGGACGCACCTTTACAAGAATGACTACTTTTTACCGCCCGATTCCCAGCCCGGCAATGCCTTCTCGACAATCCACTGCAATAGGAGGGAGACGCACCACGATATGAGGGTGATATACCACCCTGGGAACCTTCGCCAGGCATCCGGGCAAGCGCATCCCCACTTCCGATATGGAAAAGCCCGGCATCGACTGACGAAAAGGATGGCTACGCCAGCCCGACCCCGCCTCTACCGTGCAGGGTCCGCTGCTGTGCATGGGGCAAGTAAAAACCGGCCGAGGCCGGTTGGAAAATTCCAGGGGGGACCGGGATCCGGTCCAGGAACTCAGGCCGCCCGTCGCAGCAGGCCGTCCTGGATACCTTGGTGCGCCACATGCAGGCGCAGATAGAAGGTGTTGCGGCTGCAACCGCAGTGACGGTACTTCTGCTCGGGGAAGCTGTCGCGATTGAGATAGTGCTCCACCACCACGGTCTTCAGTTCCTCGGGTAGGCGATTTACCAGACGATCGACCTCCGCCACACGGTCGAGGATCACCCGGCTGCCACGGTGGCCGCGGACCACCTCGCCCTTGCTGGCGATCAGCATGGCGATCAGGTTGCCGCCGGCGTAGCCGCCTCCGTTGCTGCCTGGCGCGTGCATTTCCTCGGCCCAGAGCTTGAGCATTTCATCGATGGCTTTGATCACGGTCGTGTCTCCTTTCACTGCCCGCGAGGGCTCGGCATGAGGTCGGTTCAACGGCGCTCGTGGCGGTCCTGGCAGTCGATGCAGCGACTGCAACCCGGTGCCGCCCGGCGGCGCGCCTGGGGAATGGGCTCGCCGCAGTCCTCGCAGTCTTCCGCGGACTCGCGGATGGCCAGCGCCGGGCGCGCCGCCAGGAGGCCGTCGAGGCGAGCCAGGACCAGTTCGTTGGCGTGATCGGCAAGGTCAGCCATGGAAAGCCTCCCTGGCGTGCCCGACGCCCGACGGCCGAATGGATGGAACATGACAGATGCGCGGCGCCGGTTCGGCGACCTGCGTTCCTCTGCGCGGAAATGGCGAGTGCGTATCTCGCGACATGGCAATGACTCCCTGTACGACGCCGCCGTACCTGAAGCAGGTCGGCGACAGAATGAATGAGCGGGACGGAGCGTCTGCATGGACGGCGCTCCGGCCCTCCAGGTGCCGGAGCGCTTTCCCATAGCCCCGGCACCCAAGCAGTCGGCACCTGCATCGTCGGTCACCGACAACCGGGTGCGTCCCTGCACCCATGTGAAATCTCTGAAAGGCGGGTGGGAAGTTGTGGAACTCACCCCTTCCGCTTTCTGACGGAAGAGAAATTACAACCAAAGCTATTTATCGTCAACACCTAGGCTCTTTACAGAGAATCCATCGGTCTGTAGATTGCCGAACATGGACAAGAGCACCCAGATCCCGCCCGACAGCTTCGCCGCTCGCCTCAAGCAGGCCATGGCGATGCGCAACCTGAAGCAGGAAACCCTCGCCGAAGCGGCAGGGGTTTCGCAGAACACCATTCACAAGCTGACCTCGGGCAAGGCCCAGAGCACCCGCAAGCTGATCGAGATCGCGGCGGCCCTGGGCGTCTCGCCGGTCTGGCTGCAGACCGGCGAAGGCGCTCCAGCCGCGCGCAGTGCCGTGTCCGTGGCCGATGGCAGCCCATTGGTGCTGGAACCGCTGCATCCGTGGGACAGCGACACACCGCTGGACGAAGACGAAGTGGAACTGCCGCTGTACAAGGAAGTGGAGATGTCCGCCGGCGCCGGACGCACTGCGGTACGCGAGATAGAGGGGCGCAAGCTGCGTTTTTCCTATGCCACGCTGCGAGCCTCGGGCGTCGATCCGTCGGCGGCGATCTGCGCCCAACTCACCGGCAACAGCATGGAACCGCTGATCATGGATGGCTCCACCATCGGCGTGGACACCGCCACCACCCATATCACCGATGGCGAGATCTACGCCCTCGAACATGACGGCATGCTGCGGGTGAAGTTCGTCTATCGCCTGCCCGGCGGCGGCATTCGGCTGCGCAGCTTCAACCGCGAGGAATACCCGGACGAGGAGTACTCGCCGGAGGACATGCGCAGCCGCCAGATCAGCATGATCGGCTGGGTCTTCTGGTGGTCCACCGTACGCCACCGGCGCGCCCCGTCCCTGGTGCGGTGAGCGCCTGGCGCTCGCCCGCACTACAACTCCAGCTATTGCACAGAAAAACAACCTGAGCTATATTTCCTTCAACGACGCGTAGCCGCAGGAGGGAATACCGTGCAGCCAACCATCGCCCCTACCACTCCAATTCCACGCCAGGAAACCGTGGAATTGGTCTACCGCATCTTCGGCGACGTCCTGGTGCCGCTGGAGCAGGTCCGCGAACGCTGGTTTCGCAACCTGAACAAGGAAAACTTCAGCAAGGCCCTGGCATGCGGGCGGATCGCCCTGCCAGTGACGACCCTCGACGATAGCCACAAGGCCATGCAGTTCGTGGCCCTCGATCACCTCGCCGCCTACGTCGACCAGCGCGCGAACCAAGCCGGAAGCGCCCGTCGAGCACAGCCAGGCGCGGACAGCATCGCATCCTGA